TGATCCACTAATTTAATATTAGTACTGACAGGGCTGAAAAGCCCTGTCTTTTAAATAAGCTTTAAGGAGTTTATTTAAAAGACATAGGGGATAAAGATGGCATTAAATTTAATTACTATTTCAGAATATAAAGCTTATGCCGGAATTAAAAGCAATAATCATGACACAGAGATTAATGTACTTATTCCCCGCATAAGTCAGTTTGTTAAGAACTATTGTGGCAGAACTTTTGTAGACTATGTTGATAGTGATAAAGTCGAGTATTTTGATGGTGGACACGATAAGTTTATCTTATCAGAAAATCCGGTACGCAGTGTAACTAGTGTTGGTTATAGTATAGACTTTGGACAAAACTACACTAATTTAACACAATATGTAAATTGGATTTTAGATGGTAATAATATTCGTAGTTTAAATACTCAAGCTATTACTGGTTTAATTCAAACAAATCGTGGATTTCCTGAAGTGATTCGTGGTTATAAAGTAACCTATCGCGCAGGCTATGATGATGTACCCTCAGATGTTGCGTTAGCTATTATGGACATGGTAACCTACTATCGTAAAAACGATATGAGTGTGCACAGCACCAAAGCGCCAGGAACTAATAGCGTACAGATTGAATACATTTCGACTACAGGTTTGCCAGCACATATTCGACGTGTGCTAGATATGTACAGGTCAGACTACGCATGACTTCACCTACCCTATTTCGTACCAGACTTGAAGAAAGATTTAAAAGAAATACTAGACAAGCTCTTGATGAACAACTACACTTTGTTCCCTTAACTACAGCCGCTCTTGAAGTAAGTCTTAGTAAAATTATTGCACAAACTGAAAAAGATTTAACTGATGAAGAAAAAGATGATAATCCTGGTTGGGAAGATTTTCTTATAACTCTTGAAGATTTTCGTGATAAGATTATTAATGGAGTTATTAAAGACAATAAAAAAATTTCCGGTATTGTAAAAGCTCAAAACAGAATAAGAATACAGGGTTCAGAAATATTTATTAATGGTACAAGAGTACAAAATACTACTAGTCCAAATATTAAACAATATACCCCAGCAGTTATTTATGTAGGTATGGCAGAAACTCCAGAAAATATAGTTGGAGCATTATATCCAAAGTATAGTAGTGCAAGTAAAAGTTTATTTGGTGAGTTTTTAAATAAAACATTAGCACAATTTATTAAAAAATCAATTTATACTTTGGGAAAAGCTAAAGATTTTAACTATACACGACGTTTTAATGTTGGTCACACTACTGGTATAGAAGTTTTAAATCAACAAGGCAACGTAGTAGGTCAATTAGCTAAAACTCCATTACAGTTAAAAATAGAAAATCTTCTTGACGAATTGCAAATAGCAGTAAGCCAGACAAGTGGTACTCAACAAGCTGATCTACTAACACTACAAACTCAAGTAACAGAAAAATTTAATAACTTTTTAGCAGCACATCAATGGGGCCCTAAAATAGCTGTAACTCTTGATAAAAATGCAAGTGATTTTTTACTTCAGGTTGGTGCAAATATTGTTATTATTCAGGATGAATTTGAAAACCAGTATCTATATAATCAATTATTTGAAAGTCCTACTAGTCGTGAGATATATGAGCTATTGCTGACTATTAACTTTTCTAAAAATATAATACAAGAAATAGGTAGTAGAATAGCCACAAATATGGCAGAAGGTATAAGTATTCCTAAGCATACTTCTAAAGTAGCTTTAGATGCAATACATATACCACAAAATCCAAAGATTACATTAACTGGTGGTGGGGCAAAGAATACCCGCGCTAAAAATTCTACAGGAATACGAACCCAAGGGGGCCAATTCTATAGTTTAGCCAGCTTACAACAATTACTTAATAGTTTACTAGTAAAAACTGTTAAAGAAAATATGGGTACTGGTAGTCGCCGCGATATTTTAAACTTACGCACTGGCAGATTTGCTGAAAGTGTAAAAGTAGAAAGACTATCACAAAGCCGTGAAGGTATGATTACCGCTTTTTATAGTTATATGCGTAATCCCTATGGAACATTTAGTGCTGGTGGACGTCAAGAAAGTCCCAAAACTCGAGATCCTAAACTGTTGATAGCTAAATCAATCAGGGAAATTGCCGAAACCCAAGTAAAAAATAGATTAAGGGCAGTATTAGTATGAGTGCAAGAACACAGATTGTAAAAGCCCTTACCAGTAAATTATTATTAATCAATGGTAAAACCCCTTATACAGTTAATCTTCATAAAAATTGCTATGCTAAACTAAAATTCTGGGATGAAGTAGATGATTTTCCTAGTGTTTTCTTAACACCAGGTACAGAAACTCGTGAATATCATCCAGCAGGATTTGCTTGGGGATATTTAGGCGTTGCTATAAAAGTCTATTGTCGTGGTGAATCAAGTAGTGAACAACTTGAAGCGCTATTAACAGATATAGAAACATGCGTAGATGATAATAGAGCAATAGTTTATAATACCACAAATAATTATTCTACTACTGAGATTTTAGTTCAGTCGATTACAACTGATGAGGGGCTGTTAGCACCTTATGCCGTTGGAGAAATTATCTTACAAGTCCGTTACCAGATTATGTAAGCAACCATGCTTAAAATGCTAATAACAGATAAAAGTCTAGTTAATGCATAAAGGCATTAAATAAAAAGGAATGAGAGATGTCATTTAATTTAATTCGTAATAGTCGGATGTTTTTCACGACTAATGTGGATGCATCAAGTGGGGTAGTAGCCTCAACTGGATTCACATCAAGCAATACATATGAAATCCAAGTTCTAGATGGCTTCAGCTTTAGTCAAAATACAACAGCTGACGTGGTTACTCTAAATGAAGCCGGTGCAACACCTGTACGCGGGCAACGTAGTTTTAACACAGCTTTAGATCCAGTAGATTTTTCATTTAGTACTTATATTCGTCCAGCAGATTCTAGCCTTACTGCTGGTGGTTTTAATACTCCAATTCTTACAATTCCAGCTCCAACCGCTATGACAGTTAGTAGTGCAACTACTACTGTTGCATTTAGTGTAAAAGATAGCACTGGCTCAGTTACTAGTCCAACCGCAAAAGTAATTACTTTTGGATTAAGCCGAGCAGGAACAACTGGTGCTAATAGTAGTCTTGCTAGTCACCTAATGATTGCAAGTGGGCCTACAGTAGTTACTAAAACAGCTCTAGGTACACTACCAACTACAATGCCTACACTAACAACTAGTGTACTTAATATTGTTAGTCCTACTTATCAGTGGTCTGTTCAAGCTGGTAGCACAGGTAGTTTTACAAATATTACTGGTGCTACAAGCAGTACGTATCAATTAAATAGCCTTGGTACAGAATATACCGCTGGCGTAGGTACAGGTGCTTCAACAAATACCTATCGTTGTACTGTAACTGGAACAATTAATGGTGTTGCTGCAAGTACTGTTAGTGATGAGATTATAGTTCCAGTAGTACAAACAGTTGCTACAGGTGCTGCTGGCGCAATCGTAGTTGCTACTAGTAGTTTAAACAAGAGTTTAAAAGCTGCAAACGGTACAGCATTTACAGACATTGATTTTACCACAGGTAGTACAAATATTACTGTTTATGAAGGTGCTAATACTGTGCCATTTGATGGTATTGGTACTACTGCTAGCACTAATAGTACATTTAAAGTAACAATTACTCCTAATCTTACAATTGTTACTACTACACCAACTGCTATTACTTCTAATACTGCAACTAATGCCATTGCATTTAGTGTTCAAAATAGTGCTGGTACAGTTACTACACCAACTACAAAAACAATTAACTATACACTAAGCCGAGCAGGTACATCAGGTACCTCAGGTTCCCCAAGTACTAGTGCTAGCTACTTTACAATTACAAATCCTGTTACAGTAGTTACTAAAACAGCTGCAACAGGCACATTACCAACTACAATGCCTACACTAACAACTAATGTTGTTAATATTACTAGCCCTACTTATCAATGGTTTGTTCAAGCTGGTAGTACAGGTAGTTTTGTAAGTATTGCTGGTGCTACAAGTAGCTCATATTTATTAAATAGTGGTGGTGCTACAGATTATACTGGTGGTGTAGGTACTGGTGCTTCAACAAATAGTTATCGTTGTACAGTAACTGGTACAATTAATGGTGTTGCTGCAAGTACTGTTAGTGATGAAATTACAGTTCCTGTGGTACAAACAGGTGCTACTACAATTGTAGTTGCTACTAGTAGCTTAAATAGGAGTTTAAAAGCTGCAACTGGTGCCGCATTTACAGATGTTGACTATACTACAGGTGGTGTTGATATCAAAGTTTATGAAGGTGCTACCTTATTAAACTTTGATGGTACTGGCACTGCTAGCACTAATAGTACATTTAAAATAACTTCTACACCTACTAGTGTTACCGTTGCTAATACCGGTAGTGTTTTTACAGTTAATACAGGTACTAGTGTTGTTACAGCTGAAGAGTCAGTATTGTGGAATGCACTAATGAGTACAGCTAGTATTGGTAATACCGGTGCTGGTTGGACCGAAACTTATCAATATGCTAAATTAGTTGCAGACTATTCACAAGTACACCAATTACAAAAATTTGGTGTAATTATTGTACTAGACTCTAGCAGTTTTATTATCGATAATTGTGCGCTTGATAGTGCTACAGTTGACTTTGGTTTAGATGCAATTGCAACAATTGCTTGGGCTGGAAAAGGTACTAAATTACGTCAATTGCCTGGACTAACAGCTAGCGCAGGTACAACAGTTACTTTTGGTACTGGATTAAGTGGTACAGCTAAAGGTAAAAATTACTTAGCTCCTTATATTGCTAATAAACTTAGTACACTAAGTGTTAAAGGTGGTATTAATGGTAGCGGTACAGTTTATACTGTAGCATTAACAGGCGGTCAAATGGTTATTAGTAATAATATTACCTACTTGACACCCGCTAACTTAGGTATTGTTAATCAACCTATTACATATTTTACAGGTACACGTAGCGTAACTGGTACCCTAAATGCCTACTTACGTACAGGTACAGTTGCAGTGCCTAATAGTACAGCAACACTTTTAAGTGATATGTTAACACAAAGTTTAACTGACGTTAATCCTGCTTATGAGATGATTGTTTCAGTTGGTGGAGGTAGTAATCCAATTCGTATTGAACTAGATGTTAGTGCCGCAGTATTAACTATTCCTAGTATTGCAACTGAGCAAGTTATTAGTACAAGTATTAACTTTACTGGTCAGGGCTATACAACAAGTAATGCTTTTGATATTTCTCAATCTAATGAAATAGAAATTCGCTACTATACAGTAGTATAATAGCTTAAATGCAGAGGCTGGAGAATTACTCCAGCCTCTTTTATAACTAAAGGTAAACATGTCAACACTTTCCCTTAAAACACTCCTAGTTCCCTCTAAATCTGTAGAAGTTGAATATCCTGGTATGCCAGGTTTTACACTACAACTTAGCTTCTTATCCAGGGAAATTCTACTTAATATTCGCAAAAAATCTACAAAAACTACTTTTAAAAATCGCAAACCTGAAGAAGAATTTGATGAAACTTTATTTATTCAGCTATATACAGAAAATGCAATCAAAAGTTGGTCTGGACTTAAACTTAAATACCTAGAACAATTAGCACCAGTTGACTTAACTGGTCAAGACTTAGAAGATTTCTTAGAGTTTACAAATGAAAATGCACTGTACTTGATGAAAAATTCAAGCAATTTTGATGCATTTATTAGTGAGCAGGTAAGCGATCTGGCAAATTTTTCAATGAGCAGCTTGCAGAGGTAAACAGGCTGCTTAAAAGTTATTTTCAAAATAGCGAAGTTAGTATGACTAAGGAAAGCTATTTTGAAATGTGCGAAATGCTGGGCAGTGAGCCTATAGAAAGTGAAATTCCTGTTGAATTTGATGATTTTCCTTATGAAGTGCAACAAGCTTTTATAGTATACAGAATGTTGCGTGATGAATGGGAAGGCATGAATGGTATATATCTAGGTAAGTCTTTAAGTGGAATTAAAGAAATTTTATGGGCTAGTGAAATTGATCCTGAAGATCATAAGATTACATTAATGCTTGTGCAAACCATTGATATGATTAGACAACAACAGATTAATACTAAACAAGAAAATAAAAAACCCGCTTAACCTAATAGTTAAGCGGGTTTTTTTATGTTGTTTAAAAATTTTTTGTGTTGACACCTATTTGCCTATATGATATAATTGGTATACATAAAAATATGTAACCAATTTACTGGTTGCCTAAGATTACTTGGAGATGCTATGGCAGATCAAACCGTTAATATTCGCCTGAAGATTGATGATGAAGGCGATATGCGTCGAAGAACTCAAGACGCTAAAGAGTATAATAAAGAAATTAACAAAGGATCTGCTGCAATGTCTTCAATGCAGTATGGTCAAGCACGAGGTGCTAGTGGACTAACCGGTGCTAGTGCCAGAGATTTTGCTAGTGAACAGCAAGGTCTTGGTGGACTAGTTCGCCTATATGCTACAGTTGCTGCTAATACCTATGCTGCTACAGCTGCTTTTAAAGCATTAAGTGATGCCATGAATACTGAAAACATGGTTAAAGGTTTAGATCAATTAGGTGCTAGAAGTGGTATGGCTCTTGGCACTTTGGCAAATAATATGGTAAAAGCAACTGGTGGTGCTATTAGCTTAAAAGAAGCTATGACTGCAACTGCACAAGGAACTAGTGCAGGTTTAACCAGTGCGCAAATGTTAAAATTAACTGAAGTAGCACAAAAAGCTTCATTGGTTTTGGGTGTTGATGTAACTGATGCTCTTAGTAGATTAAGTCGTGGTGTTACTAAGCTAGAGCCTGAACTCTTAGATGAACTAGGTATTTTTACTAAAATTGGTCCCGCCACAGAAGAATATGCTCGTAAACTTGGTAAAACTACTGGTCAATTAACTGACTTTGAAAAACGTCAAGCTTTTGCTAATGCTGTGCTAAAAGAGGGTAGTGATAAATTTAACAATATTGATATTCCTGCCAATCCATATAAGCAATTAGAAGCTAGTCTTAAAGACATAGCACAAAGTACACTTAGTTTACTTAATACGGCATTGTCACCATTTGCAAATTTATTAGCTAATAATATTGGATTATTAACTGCTGCACTTGTAGGTATTGGATTTAAACTAACTAAAATGGCAGTTCCTGCTTTAGGTAACTGGCAAAAATCTTTAATAGATAGTGCCGAATTAGCTAAATTAAAAGCCAAAGAAATTAGTGATACTTTTTTAGATATAGATTTTAAAAAAATTAATGCAGAATTTCAAGTTCCTATACTAAAAGGAATGGCACAGAGTATTGAAGATGAATTACAGGCTGCACAACAAGCATTTGCAAAAGCAGGCACTAGGGATACCGCTATTAGCAGAGGCCTTACTAGTGAAGATAAAAACATTGCTGCTAGTACTTTAGCTACTTTAGACTTAGCTAAAGCACAAAAAGAAGTTAATTATAGTCGTGAAAAAGCTAATCTGCTACTTAATAAGGAAGAAACAACAGGTATTGCACTTACTGCAAGTGAACAAGAAAGATTAAAAATTTACTTAAGTCATGCAAGTGCTCTACAAACTATTGTAACACTTAAAGAAAGAGAAATATTAATAAATAGTAAACTTGCAGTTGCCGAAGAAGCCGCACTAAATAAATTTGAACATGGCAGCAGTATTATTCAAAATTTAAGTGGTAAAGCTAGAGCTAAAATATACACAGATGCAGCTGCACGTGCAGAAAGACTAGGTATAGTTTCAGAAGTTGGTAAAACAACAGAAAAAGCTGGTATTATAGCGGGTATGGAGGCTTTAACTGAAAAATTAACTAGTTCAAGAGGTTTAAGTGGCGGAGCTACTTTGCTTACTCGTATACAAGGTACTATGGCAGCAGTTGGAACTGAAGCCGGTATAGCTGCTACAGCTCTTAGTGGTGTAGGCACAGCACTAATGGGAGCGTATATAGGATATGAGATATTAGCACCATTATTAAGTAAAAATCAAAAAGAAGAATTAGCTTTTGCCCAAGCGGTAGATACTGCTAGGCAATCTATGGAAAATGTTAATAGGGTTGTTGCTGAACTAGATAAAGGATTGGGCGGATTTATCCCTAATAGTATAGCTGGTATTAATGCGCTTGCAACCGCTTTTACTGAATTATCTAGTCAGATGGAACTTGTTAACGAAAAGGCTATAGATTCCAAAAAAGCAATGAATTGGTTTGATAAAATTGGCGATTGGTTTAAAAGCTTAAGCTTTGTTCCATTTGTTAAAGGACAAGACCAAAAATTTGCTGAAGTATTTAGCGAACAGATTGAAAGTGGTTTAAAACTTCTAAAGAATACAGGACTACGTGATCGTGCCGAAGCTCAACTAAAAGAATCTTTAGGAATTGACAAACTTGATAAAGCTGGCATTGAAAAAGCAGTTGAAAAATTAGGTGTAAAGGGTGTTCAAAAGGTAATAGATAACTTTAAAGAAATTGGTCAGGAAGCTGCAAACAGTAGTAATAGATTAAAAGATTTTAAAAGTGCTGCTGAAGCAACTACAAAATCATATCAAGAATTTATTCAATCTACTGCTGTTAATGATCCTGTATTTAGATTAGGTGCTTCACTACAAAACCTAGGCAGTGTTATGAATAAACTGCGTACTGGTGAAATTGATGAAATAAAAGCAGCCATGCTTGATATAAGTAAAACTCCGGAAATCGGTATGCTTTTTGGCCCTGAGTTTGTAAATCAGTTAATAAAAGTCAGAGGTGAACTTACTAGTCAAGTAAACTTAGATACCCAAGTTAGTAGGTCCATGCTAATATATGAGGAAAGAATTGCTGGCCTTAAAAAGGAACTGGAAGATACTGGATATAAACAAGGACAATCTGGCACTAGTAAACGTCAACAAGGTTTAATTGGACGACTTAGCCAAGCTGAAAAAGAAAGAAGTGATTTAGTTAAATATACTGTAGATCTTTCATCAGTTAAAAAAGCAGAAGATTTATTTAATTTAGGATTACGAGAGGCACTAACTAGTGGTGCTAAATTAATTGAACAAGGCTTACAAAATGCTAGTGAACAGGCTGCACTAACAATTGCTAAAGCAAGAGTTGGTGGACTAATTGGTGGTGAAAAAGCTAGAGAAGAAACCAGAATTGCTTTAGAAGGTTTAGATATTCAACGTAGGGCTATTAACACTAATATTCAATTAATACTTGCTAATCAACAACTAACTGCATCTATTGATGAAGCAAATGCCTTAAGTAGTTTAGCAGAAGCTAAACAAGGGGGTAAAAGTAGTGCCGCCACTATTTCTAGACTAGAAGAGGGTGTGCAAGTTGCACAAATTTTTAAAGAACTTATAAATAAATCCGGTGTTAATTTTAAAAACTATAAACAATTTCTTCCGGAAGGAACAAGTGAATCTGTAGCTAATCAAATAGGAATTAAAATACAAGGCACATCTTTAGCAATAGCTAGTCAAGAAGCTGCACTTATAAAAAATGATTCAGAAAAAACAGCCACTGCAATTCAAGGTCAACGTAATTATATTGATGAATCAGTAAAACTTACACAACGTCAAGTAGGGTATGATCAGACTTTATTTCAATTACTAGATGCGCGACAAGGAATTTATTCAAATATTTTAGGTTATGCTACTGAGGAAATGGTAGTAGAACAAAATAAGTTAGAAACTAATAAAATGTTTGCAAAACAAGGATTGGAATTACTTGAGATAAATGCAGAGATTGCAAAAGCTGCAAGCGAAGAAACACGTAACAAATTAACTGCTTTTAAAACACAGATTGGTAAAAATCAACTTGCTGACGAAGAAAATATAAAACTAGGACAGTCACAAAAAATTACTATGGCACGTATACAACTAGATCAACGTATTAGAGCAGAAGCAGAAAAAAGAAATCAACTTTTTCAAGAACAAACTAAACTAGAATTACAAGCTATAGATTTAAAATCACAAGGTTTAATTTACTTAAGTGATGAGTTGGTTTATGAAAAAAACAGACTTGAAAACGGCCAGCTTTACACGGATCAACTAATTCGTAGAAATACTATCCAAGGCGAATTATCTGATTTACGTAAACAAGAAGCTGCTAGTGATAATGCTATGGTAAGGTCGCAGCTTGCGCAACGCATAGCTAATAAGGTGTCAGAACTTACAACTGTTGAAAACATACAAAAAGAAGAAGTAAAGTTACTAGGTATTCGTCAAGAGCAAGCTAGAATTTCTAATAAATTTGCCAGAGAAAACTTTCAACGCGAAAATGATTATTCAGCATTAGAACGTAATCTTAAGTATCGTCAACAAGATGTACAACTTGATAGCGAATTACTACAAATTAGTAGTCAAGTAAATTTATTAACTGCTGATGAAATAAGTAAGCAAGAAAAAATATTTAAACTAAAAGAATTAGAACTGGCTTTTGAAGAAAAATTAACTCAAGCTCAAAGAACACGTGCTGCAGAATTAAGTAAAATTAAAGAAGACGAACAAAAAGCAATGGCTGCAGGTCCTTTAGGTCCTGATGATCAAAAAACATTTGAAGAACGTAGAAAACAAGCAAATTTAATATATAGTGATGAACTAAAAGCCGCTACTCGTGCCAATGATGCAAAAAAACAAGGCGTAGACTTACAATATTCAATGAATGAACGTATGAAAGCCTATGAACAATCATTTGTAAGTGCATTTGATAGAATGGGCGATGCTATGGTAGAATTTGCTAAAACCGGCAAATTAAACTTTAGTGACATGATTAACTCACTGATTGCTGATTTAATTAAGTTTGAAATAAAGCAACAGGCAATGAGTCAATATAAAATTTTTAGACCAGAAATAATGTCAGCTATAGGTGGGTTTAATCCTCTTACTTTTGGTTTTCAAGGATTTTTAGATGCTAAAGCTGCTTTGGCTAGTGCAAATAACTCTGGTTATGGTGTCAGTGCTGGTATAGCAGGTAATATGGGTGCAGCTAAAGGCAAGGCATTTGATGCAGGCTATGAAGTACACAGATTTGCCATGGGCGGAGCATTTACTAATCAAATAGTAAGCAGTCCAACTATGTTTAAATTTGCTAGTGGAACTGGTTTAATGGGCGAAGCAGGACCCGAAGCCATTATGCCCCTAAAGCGTGATGGCAGTGGTAATTTAGGCGTACGTTCACAGCCCAGTAATGTTAGTGTGGTAGTTAATAATCACAGCGGTCAGCCAGCAACAACTAATGAAACTATTGACAGTCGTGGTAACCGCAGCATTGAAGTAATAGTAGGTGATGTAGTTGCACAACAAATAGCAACTAAAAATAGTCCGGTACAACAATCTATGTCTAGTACTTATGGTAGTAGTCCTGCACTTGTTAGGAGATAATTAATGGCTACAAGTTATTATTGGCCTAGTGCACCCTTTCCACAGTCACCACAAAAAGGTTTTACTGAATCTGTAGGTATAAATGTTCTACGTTCAGCAATGGACATTGGCCCCTCAAAAATGCGTAGACGTGGTAGCAGGCCTAGCGTATTAAATGTTAGTTTTATACTTACCAGTGCTCAAGCAACTAGCCTAGAAACCTTTGTAAAAACTACACTACAAGGTACTAGACGTTTTAATTTTTTACATCCACGTACTAACAGTAATGTGGAGGTTAGAATTGTACCGCAAAGTGAAGGTGAATTTTATAAACTTACTTATATAGCACCCGGTTATTGGCAAACAGACTTAGTATTTGAAGTATTACCATGAGCAGATTAAGTACACTTAGTGCAACAGCTATACGCGCAATGTTTTCATCAGAAACAGAGCAAGCCGTTGCTATGTTATTGACTATTTATAGCATAGACGGTACTACTGTAGTTGCACGTTTAGCAGATAATTTTAACAAGCGTATTAGCGAAACTGATGCAGATATTGTATATGGAATACGTAGTCGTAGTAATGACTACGTATTTTTACCAATGGAAATCTCACTGCCTAGTGAAAGCCAAGATGGTAATAGTAACTGTAGTATTAAATTTAATTTTGTTACCACAGAGGCTATACAAATTATTCGTGAACAATTAACAGGCCCTGTTAAGATCTTACTAGAATTAGTACTTACAGACGGAACTAGTGCAGACGTTAATAGTGTGGAAGCTACTTTTTCTGGATTTTACATTACCAGCGCCAGTTACAGTGCTGAAAGTATTAGCCTAAATTTAGGCATGATTAACTACAACACAGAACCATTTCCTGCCTATAATTTTACACCTAAAAACTTTCCAGGATTATTTTAATGTGGTATAATAAATACGTTGGATTACCCTACCAAGATTGTGGCAGAACTACAGCTGGAATTGATTGCTGGGGTTTAGCGTGCTTAATATATCGCGAACACTTTGATATTGAACTACCTACACTAGATGGTAGTTACATAGGTAGCAATGATTTAGTAGTTAAAAATTTAGTGCTAACTACTAAAGAATCTTGGATTTTAACTAGTGAACCTAAACCTGGTGATATTTGTGTATTTAATATTTTAGGTGAACCTACACACGTAGGTGTTTACATTGGCAATCAAAAGTTTTTGCATGCTCGTGCAGGTCAGGACAGTGTTATTGAGTCATTAAACAGCGTGGCCTGGAATCGTAGACTAGAAGGTATTTATCAGTACGATCCTGGTAAGATTCAGTTAACTGGTGCACCGCATCCACTACAAACACAAAATATTATTACAGATTGGGCCGCAGCAGGTACCAGCATTCTTGAACTTACACAGTATATTTGTGAAAAATATAATGTAAGTGCACGTTTATTAGACAGAATTGTAATCTTAGTAGATGGTGTCCCCATTGATAAAGAATGTTGGCAAACTATTAGGTTACTGCCAAATCAAACTGTTGCCTATAGAGTTATGGCTGCTGGTGGTAGTACTGGCAGATTGTTAATGACTCTTGCTGTAGTTATTGCTGTAATAAGTTTTCAACCTCAAATAGGAGCGCTTGCTAATACATTAGCAGGTTCTGGGGCAAGTGCTGGTACAATTGCTGCTTATTCAGCATCTATTAGTATGGGACTTAACATGGCTGGTATGGCACTTATTAATGCCATTGCACCCATTACTAAACCCAAAGATGTTCAACAAGGTAAAAATGAATTAAACTTATTTAATGGCAGCAGTAATCAAATAAATCGTTTTGGCGCCATTCCTGTTGTGCTTGGTAAAGTGCGTATGACTGCTGTGCATGGTGCTACACCCTATATTGAAAGTCTACAAGATACTAGTATTATTAACATGGCATTGGTCTGGGGATTTGGCCCACTGTCAATTAATGACGTACAAGTAGGTTTAACGCCAATAGAGCGATTTTATACTGTTGACCTACAGGGTAAAAAAGATCAAGCCCTACCTGTTATTATACACGGATATGCCGAGGAAGATACAACTAGTTTTGATCAACTTTACGGCCAAGACGTAACTCAACAAGTTGTCAATATAGACTTAGTAAATACTCCAAGTGATAATCCGTATGTAGGTGGAGTAGTTTCCCAATACGGACCTTGGAAAGAAGTTTCGCTAACTGATCAGTGTACTCGTATTCAGCTAGCATTTAATTTTCCACAGGGATTACGCAATGTAAAACCCAGCAATGGACAAGTTGAAGGTGCTACTGCAGAAATTGAATTGCAATATAAAGTATCAGGCAGTAGTAGTTGGACAGATATAGCACCTTATACTAATACTACTAATCTTAGTAATGCCAATAGTTTAGGTGTTTCTGGTTGGCAATGTGTACTTATACCTCCTAAAAGTTTAGATGTAGGTTACCGTGATGCTTACGAGCAGTGGATACCCAACATTCTAGAAACTTATCAGTGGTATACTATTACATTACAAGCTAATGGAGGACTTGCTTTATTTGCAGGAACACCTACTGATAGTGTTAATAGTGAACCTAGTGCTAGTTTACTACAACAATATTCAGGTACACAACTAAATCAAATATCTACTACAACCCAAGATTACAGTGCAAACTATACTAGACTACCGCAAATTCCTAGCAATCATATTGCAATATATAATGTATGCATGCGTAGTGAACCCCAAGCTACTGGCGTTGGTGGTACAAGTAATTACTATACGCATGAAGATATGCGTAGTAGTTATGGTACCGCAAGCGGATTAAATCTGTTTAGAACAGATCAAACTAACGGTAATTTAGTAATTACTATTAGTACAGGAAATATTGTTAACAGTGGCACGGAATATTTAACCGGCACAGAAACAGAAAAATTTAGTACAAAAAACTTTACTAGTAGTACTTATACAATTACTGATCCAACTACTCAAAGTAGTTGGTGTGACTTTTTAAATGATTATGGTCGCTGGATACAACAAAGTAGTTTAACAACTACTTATACTGCTCAACAAGTACAACCGGGAAAAACTTATACTATTGCTACTGTGGGCACCACAGATTTTACAAGTATTGGTGCTAATAATAATATTATAGGTACTATATTTGTAGCTACTAGTGTTGGTATAGGTACCGGTACAGTATATATGAATACCTTTGAAATAACGCAGGCTTGGACAAGTGCTGAAGCTGGTACATATAAACTATATTTTAGTGCAGATAATACTGCTAAGTTATACATTGATAATGAATTGATAATGTCGCTAAGCGACGAAAATAGTTATACAACAGCTTTTACTAATACCGTACAAATTGAAGCAGGAACTAGACAAGTAAAAATAGTTGGTATAAATACTGATATTAATACGCCTGCGGCCGTAGCTGCAAAGTTTACTATTACCAGAGACGGTGAATCTAATTCTAGTCCTACAAGTAGTACTATACTAAGATTTGGTGTTAGTGGTGCATTTTATAAGTATGCAGATGCTTTTAATGATACCTACAACATCAATAATCTAGCACTTAACTATTATACAATTAGAGTACGCAGAAATAACCGTAGTTGGGGCGGTCAAGAAACTTTTAACCCAGATGGTAGTAGTAGTGGTGGATTTTATGCTTATGATAAATCTATATTATATACCGTAACAGGTTATAATAATAATAAACCAATAACTAATCCGCCTGGTTGTTATTTAGCAAAAACTGCTATTAGATTGCAAAGTACTGGCAAGGTAAATGGCACTGTAGACGGAATTAATGCACTAGTACAAACTCGTGGATGGGATGTGGCCTATAGTACTAGTGGAACAAAAACTTGGATAGAAAACGAACCTATTAATAATCCTGCAAGTTTATTTAGATATGTATTAACCCATCCTGCTAATATGTATGCTGTTACTGTCGCTGATATTGACTTAGATCAGTTAATAGTATGGCATGAATTTTGTAAAAACTATAGTTTTACCTATAACAGTGTAATTACAAACACACAAAGTGTTATGGATACACTGCGTGAAATTTGTGCTGCAGGTTTAGCTAGCCCTACTATGATAAATGGTAAGTGGTCTGTGGTTATTGATAAACTCAGAAGTAATGTAACACAATATTTTACACCACATAATAGCTGGGGATTTGAGTCTACTAAATCATTACCCAAAATTCCAGATGCTTTTAGGGTAACTATTAATAATGAAGACAAAGCTTATCAAGCAGATGAGTTTTTTGTATATCAAGAAGGCTTGAACAGTACTACAGCTAAAATATATGAACAATTAACACTACCAGGTGTAACTAATAAAGCGCAAGCTATTTATTTAGCTAAATGGCATTTTGCTCAGTTAAAACTACGTCCAGAAACATATAAACTTAATGTTGATTTTGAATACTTAGTATGTACTCGTGGAGATTTAGTGCGTGTATCGCACGATATTCCACAGTGGGGAACTGGCAGTGGCAGGATTGTATCTGTTAGTTATACTACAAGTGAAACTACTATTGTACTTAGTGAACAACTATACTTAGATAGTACAAAGACTTATTGTATTAGAATCAGAAGAAATGGGCAAACTTTTTATAATTTAAGTGCTAAAACTTTAAAAACTGGCAGCTATACTACTGGTTATACAAACACCGTAATAATTAGTCAAAATTTAACTACAGCAGGAATAGACGCAGACAACTTGTATATGATTGGTGAAAAAATTAGTGGTACAGAAAAAGATTCACAACAATTAATTGTATTATCAATTGAACCTACTAGTAATACTAGTGCAGTATTAACATTAACAGATTATTCACCAACAATATATGCTGGTAATTTTGAAAACTTAGTTTATGATCCACTTATTACCGGTAGTAATAATGATGTAATTGTTAATTCAATTACACAATCACCTACAATTCAAGACGTAACTAGTGATAGTGCCATTGCTCAATTAACGTCTCCAGGTGTATATACTAATATAGTAAGAATATCTATTAGTCACCCAGGTGATTTAACACAAATAGCAGAAAAAATAGAAATACAATATACTGGTGATCAAGATGACATGAATACTGATACCATAGGCTCAAGTATAATCGTAGATAAAAGTGCTGGTGGCGGCATTGAAATTCAAGGATTAGTTGCTGGTAATGGTTATAAGTTTAGGGCTAGGTATTTAAATAATTTAGGTACTATTCGTGGTCCTTGGTCTGCGCCGCCATTTAATGCAGTAGTTGTAGGTAAAGTAACTAATAATTTAGTTCCTTCAGCTATAACAGTAGAATTAGATGATTATTACTTAGTAATTATTCCTAGTGACAGCACAGTAATAAATGATGATAATTTTAAAACTTTTGAGTATAGAGTGTATAAAGATTCTGGAAGCACAACACAAGATTTTTGGGATTTAGGAACTTCGTTAAGTACCATTAAATTTATTCAAAGTCGTGGCGTAGGCAGAATAGATTTACGCACTTTTGATCAACCAAAAATTTCTGAAGCTGGCGTGCAGTATAGAGTAGCTTGTAAAGCTGTAGATAATAATAATAATTATAGTGTACTTAGTACTCTTAATTATTTTATATTAAAAACAATTGTAGAAGAAGACCCCGAGGATTAATATGTCAGATACCTTAGCCTCATTAAGTGCCAGTAGTAGGACCTTAATATTAAAATTATCAACGCCTACTGATTGGAATAATACTAAACCTAGAAATGATCTTAGTGCTATTAAAGTTTGGTGTTCTACTACTACTGGATTTACTCCTGCGGACGCTAATTTGGTATTTAGTGGACCTATTAGTGCTTCTATTGCTATAGGAAATTTACTTGCAAATACTACTTACTATGTTAAATACGCTTTTATCTCTAGTATTGATACAACAGTATACACATATTCAAAACAATATACTCAAACTACACTAAGCGATGCAGCAGCAATTATTGGTGTTCTTAGTAATGAAAGTGCAACAGTACCTGCAAATAGTGCGGGTACTGTTAGTAGCTATGCAAATGCTACTACAACTATGTATGTGTATAATAATGGAATTGATGATAGCAGTAATTGGACATTTAGTGCAACTAAAAGCAATGTTACATGTACTGAAGCTAGTACTAGTAGAACTCAAACTGTGGCTACTATTAGTGCAAGTAGCGGATATGTAGATATTACTGCTAGTAGAACCGGTTATTCTAGTATTACTAAAAGGTTTGATATATCTAAAGCTATTGGAGGCAGTGATGCTATAGCCTATTGGTTAGTAGTTAGTGCGGCTGCATTACAAAAAGATAATTTGGGAGTATTTAATCCTACAACCATAACTGTGTATGGATATAGTTCTACAGGTAGTACTGGTCCTGTGCTTTATAGTGGCAGATTTAAAATTTATGAAAACGGCAGTGCTACTGCGGTCTATACCAGTACTGCAAATGAAAATACTAAAACTTATACACCAAGCGGTACTAGCGTTACTAGTATTAAAGTTGAACTATATTTAACAGATGGTACAACAAAATTAGATGAGCAAACTGTTCCAGTAGTACTTAATGGTACTAGTGGTGCTAGCGGCACCAATGCTAGAAGCGTTGATTTAACTACTACACAGCAAGCTTTTAGTTATGATAGTGCAGGAGCTAATCCTACAGGTACAGCTACATTAACAGCTACAGCACAAAATACTCTTGGCACAGTATATTATGAGTTTGTAAAAAACGGTAGTACTAGTGGTAATCAAAATAGCACTAGTAATACTTATAGTTATTCACCACAAGCCAGTTATGCTTCAATGCCAGATACTGTAGTAGTTAGAATTAGAGAAGGTAATACTACTAGTAGTATATTAGCATACGATACACTATCACTATTTGGTATTAAACCTGGAATTAATGCTATAAGTGGATTTTTAACTAATGAAGCTGCTACTATAGCTGCTGATTATGCAGGTACTGTATCTATTGGTGATTATGCTGCTGTTGGCGGAGTATTTAAAGTATACGATGGTATTATAGATAAAACAGGAGTTACTGGAACTGCTGGAGTAGCTTATAGTGTAAGTAGTACTAGCGGTATTACAGCTAGTATAGGTACTAGTGGTACATATAGTTTATCAGCAATGACTGCTGATACTGCTAGTGCTATATTTCAAGCAGTATATGGTGGCGTTACTATACAAAAAGTATACAGCATTAGCAAAAGCAAATCTGGTACTAGTGGTGCTAGTGGTACTAATGCTAGAAGCGTTGATTTAACTACTACGCAGCAAGCTTTTAGTTATGACAGTGCAGGAGCTAATCCTACAGGTACAGCTACACTAACGGCTACAGCACAAAATGCCCTTGCACCTATTTACTATGAATTTGTAAAAAATGGTAGCACTAGTGGTAATCAAAACAGTACTAGTAATACTTATAGCTATTCGCCACAAGCCAGTTATGCTTCAATGCCAGATACTATTGTAGTACAAATTAGAGAAGGAAGTACTACTAGTAGTGTATTAGCAAAAGATACATTATCACTGTTTGGCGTTAAACCAGGCACCAGTGGAACTAATGGTACTAATGGTACAAATGCTATAAGTGGTTTTTTAACTAATGAATCACATGTTATATCTACAGATAGTGCTGGTACTGTTGGTGACTATACTAATGCTGGCGGAACATTTAAAGTATTTGATGGTGTTACTGATAAAACAGGAAGTTCAGGAGTAAGCTATAGTGTAGC